ACATCCTTGTACTGAAGAACAACAAAGGTACTGAGGATAATCGAGTAAGGAAACTCGACTATAGTATACAGATTAGTAAGTTATTTTATGAAAGGTTCATTACTAACAAGGAGATCAGTCTTTTTTCTCCTCATGATGTCCCAGGGCTTTATGATAGTTTTGGTACAGAAAGTTTTGATGCACTATACTTAAAGTATGAGAACGATCCTAATGTACCTAAGGGTAAAGTTAAAGCACAGGATTTAATCCTTGCACTCTTGAAGGAGAGGGCAGAGACAGGTCGTGTATACATCATGAATATCGACCACTGTAATAGTCATTCATCCTTTAAGGATAAAGTTAACATGAGTAATCTCTGTCAGGAGATCACTCTACCTACTGATCCTATCAATCATATTGACGATCAAGGTGGTGAGATAGCATTGTGCATTCTATCTGCTATTAATATAGGTAAGGTTAATAAACTATCTGAGATGGAAGAACTTTGTGACCTTGCTGTACGTGGTCTGGAAGAACTAATTGATTACATGCAGTATCCAGTCAAGGCAGCAGAGCGTAGTACTTTAGCACGTAGGTCATTAGGGATAGGATACATTGGACTTGCACATTATCTTGCTAAGAATGGTGTTAAGTATGAGGATCCTAAAGCATGGAAGTTAGTACATGAGTTGACTGAAACATTCCAGTACAATCTTCTTAAAGCATCTAATCAGATAGCACAAGAGAAGGGTGCATGTGACGGTTTCCAACAAACTAAGTATGCTGACGGTGTTCTTCCTATAGATACGTATAAAAAGGACGTAGATGACATCACTCCAAATGACTTATCATGCGATTGGGGAAGTTTACGGGAGGACATACAAACCCATGGGTTACGGCACTCAACATTGTCCGCACAGATGCCATCGGAGAGTAGCTCCGTTGTGTCAAATGCAACCAATGGGATCGAACCTCCTAGAGACTACTTGTCCGTTAAGAAATCCAAGAAGGGGCCTCTTAAGCAGATTGTTCCAGGGTATCCACATCTAAAGAATAATTATACTTTACTGTGGGATATGCCTAGCAACGATGGGTATATAAAAGTAACTGCTGTGATACAGAAGTTCTTTGACCAAGCAATTTCTGGTAACTGGAGTTATAATCCAGAGAAGTTCCCTAACAATGAGGTACCTGTCTCAGTTATGGCTACGGATTTGTTGAATACATATAAGTATGGATGGAAGACATCCTATTATCAAAATACTTATGATGCTAAGAGTGATAGTGATGAACCATCACATTCAATAGGATGGCATGATAATGTAGGAGAATCAAAGGTGGCAGCCCTTGAAGCTCTTATTAATGAAATTGAAACTGCCGATGAAGATGAATGCGAATCTTGTAAGATCTAATTATGAATTTCACTCTTAATAATGAAGCTTCACCTAGCAATGAAGACAAGTTCAAAGGGGTAACGGTATTCAATACCAACCCCGTTGATTCTACAAAGCAACCGATGTTCTTTGGACAACCATTAGGTCTTCAAAGATATGATGAGTATAAGTATCCAGTTTTTGAGAAGTTAACACAGCAACAGTTAGGATATTTTTGGAGACCTGAGGAGGTTTCACTTCAGAAAGATCGTGCAGATTACAAGACCCTAACAAAAGAACAGAAGCATATCTATACTTCCAATTTGAAGTATCAAATTATGCTAGATAGTGTACAGGGTCGTGGTCCTGGTATGGCATTCTTGCCTTACTGCTCACTACCTGAACTAGAATCTGCTATGACTGTGTGGGAAACTATGGAGATGATCCATAGTAGATCCTACACTCATATCATTAAGAACATATACCCTGATCCAAGTGAGGTGTTCAACACAATACTAGGTGATGAAAAGATATTAAAACGTGCAGAATCAGTTACTTCAGCTTATAATGAATTAATAAATCATGCACACGAATATGACAGCGGCAACATCTGGAGGATGGCCACGGAAGGGCACCCCAACGGGACTTATGACAGAAAAGAACTCAAAAGAAAACTCTATAGAGCAATCCTCAACGTCAACATTCTTGAAGGCATTAGGTTCTATGTCTCCTTCGCTTGCTCGTTTGCATTTGGTGAACTCAAGATTATGGAAGGATCAGCTAAGATTATCTCTCTTATCGCCAGAGATGAAAGCCAACATCTTGTCCTTACTCAACAGATCATCAAAGCGTGGCAAGATGGTGACGACCCAGAAATGGTGGTCATCGCTGATGAAGAAAAAGAAAATGTAATAGACATGTTTAAGAATGCTGTTGAAGAAGAGAAGGCATGGGCTGAGTATCTCTTCAAGGATGGCAGCATGATAGGACTGAATGAGAAGTTACTCTCACAGTATGTTGAGTTCATTGCTAACCGTAGGCTACGTGCTATTGGATTGGATCCATTGTATGATATTCCTATGAGAAATAATCCTTTACCTTGGACACAGTACTGGTTAAATAGTAAGGGGCAACAGAACGCACCTCAAGAAACGGAGATTGAATCTTATGTCGTCGGAGGAATCAAACAAGATGTCGAAGGAGACACCTTCTCAGGATTCTCCCTCTGATAAGATAGAATGGAAACTTGAGGATATGATGAAAGCATATAAAGAATCTTGTTGTGACAATTGGGAAGACTTTGCTGGTGGATAAACCATATGATGACTCCAATTGGAGAGAAGAGTGGAAGGGTTATACTTCTAACAAGTATCAGTTAGACCTGCTTGAGAATGGACCTAAAAGTCTTGCTCAGTCATGGATGATGGGTGCAATGCATAACAAGTGGAAGAAGATGAAAGGGTATCGTGAGCCAGAGCCACCCAACTGCCAGAGCAGCATGAAGGAATGGGAAGAGAGTATAAAGAAGTATGCTGAATAGAATAGATATATTTACTGATGATGAGTGTAAGAGGATAGAAGATACTGTAGATAAACTAGATGTACTTTGGATTAATAGAAGTTGTACCCCTAGATTTGTTACTGAGAACCCTAGTATTAATTCCATAACACAGCAGAAGTCATCACGCAGAGCACCGTTCTGGACGCTTGGTGCTGTATCATACCTTGATGGTGTGGAAGATTATGCTAGGTATCATAAGCATAAGCAAGCACTTAATCCTGTATTAAAAAAGAAGTTCAGTTGGATGTATCAGATTATATGTGATAAGTTCACAGAACATTTGCAAGAAGAGTTTGTTGTTGATGATGTACTTGGTCATCCTGGGTTCCATATCTTTGCAGCGAAGAGAGGGCAGGTTATTGAAGATCAATACATTAAAATGTTTGAGCAACCACTCGGTAGTATTCATGTAGATATACAGTATAGAGAACACAATGATTATTGGCAGACATTTAATGAGATTGATTTAGAAAATACTTTATCGTTTACTGTACCTATCAAGTTACCTACACATGGTGGTGGTCTTTATACATGGGACATAGAAGTAGATCGTAATGTTTTTAATTATAATTCCAATAAAAATAAACAACCTGATGAAGATCCTACTGTAAATCCCTACCATGAGGGGCAGATGATATACTTCATAGGGCATTTACTACATCAGATGATGCCAGGTATTAATGTTAAGTCAGATGATAAGAGGTTAACTGTTCAGGGACATGGTGTGAAGTGTGACGGAGTATGGAGATTGTATTTTTAGTATCAAGTTTTACAACAAAGCTTGACTATATAGTATGGGTATGCTAACATACCTATACGTTCATCCCATAAGGGACGCAAGTAAGCCGACTCGGAACGGATTCGTTCATCCCTCTGGTAGGGGGACGCAAAAGCCGACTAAAGGAACGGAGTAAAATCCCAACTACTTTAGGAGTAATCCAATGGCACAAGTCACATACCGTGGTATCGCATACGATACCGACGAGTACCGCAACATGGTACAGGCAGAAGCACAACAGAGAAATCACGATCTAATGTATCGTGGTATCAAAGTGAAACGCAAGTTCGCTTCTAAGAGTTAACGGTACTCTGACAATACTTAAACATATCCCTTGCTACATACTGTAGTCGGGGATATTTTTTTATGCAGAAGAGTAGATTAAAGCAATTGATAACAGAGTTAGAGGATCTTTTAACTGAGTTGAAGTCGGAAGTATATGCAGATGTAAATGCATATGTTGACAGTGATGGTGAGACATGGTATAGTGGTGATGACGATGACGGATACACAGATTGACTATGAGAACCCTTGGATCTTCAAAAATACAGCTTTCACTTCTAACGATATTGGCAGTTTCTTCGGTTACGTCTACAGGATTACAAATCTCCAAAGCAGTAAGCAATACATCGGACGTAAATACTTTTGGCAGTTTAGAAAGCCTAGAGGTAAGAGCAGGAAGGTTCGCTCTGAAAGTGACTGGAAAAGATACTACGGCTCTAGTGCGGAACTTAATGCCGATAGAAGAACTCTTGGAAACGAGTGTTTCAGACGAGAAATAATTTCACTACATGAAACAAAAGGTTGGGTTAACTACGAGGAAACCAAACAACTGTTCCTAAATAATGTACTGAGTGAGGATGAGAATTTTTATAATTCAAACATTCTTGGTCGGTATATGAAGAAGGATTATTACAATGAACAACGCACCACCTGAGATTAAAAGTCAATGCGATCGACTACTTGAATGGATGGAAGCACGTAGTGATGAACTGTGCCTATCCAAAGAGTATGATGACATGTTTGCTTTATACATGGAGTGGAATGAGTGGATAGAAACAGACAATCCTAGTATTATGGTTCTTGGTAGATTTGATGAAGAAGAGTGATACATATTATTTGTATGATTGGGCATCGCAACAAGATTTTCCTTTAAGAAGAGCACCAACCGCAGTTGGATATTCTAATCAAGATATATACTTCTGTTGGTTGAAGGCAGTCAATAGAAATGGTGGCGGGGTCAGGGCATCTGTTGTTAGAGATGAAAGAGCAACAGAGATCCTTGAGCAAGAAGAAGTAGTCTTCGCAACCGTTGCTTGCTTTGAACCAGGCACACAACTAGGACCACACAAGGATCCACCAGTATACGGAATACATTACAGACGAATACAAATACCACTATACATTCCATCTGATGATTGTTATATGATTTGGAAAGGGAAGAAAGTTTATTGGGAAGAGGGAGTACCTCAACAGTTTGATGTCATGGACAATGTTCATGAAGGGTATAATTTTTCTGATGATGATATGATTTTTTTATTTGTAGACATTTTAAAGACCGATGATAACAGTACGTTGCAAGAAGTGTAACACAACCCTTACTTCAAATCATAACCATGACTATAAGGTATGTGGTTGTGAGAACCAGACCTATGTACAGGGTGATATAATGGGAGGTAATGATCTTAATGATGTTGTGCATGTTAAAAATCCTGTTACAAAAAAACCTGAACTTAACTTAGGTACTGAAGCTCCTAAGAAGAGAACAACCAGAATGATTGATATTGATATCAGATGAATGTAAGTAACTATCCCTCTACCGTGGATGCAATATCTCTTTTGGGGATAAAGAATGAGGTTGAGAGTTTTAATCCTCTTCCTGGTAACATGTGGGTAGGTATACATGATGAACCTGAGAATAATATTGAGAAATATATTCAAGATTCATTTGATTTCTATTTGAAAGACAATTATAATTTGTCTGGTATACCCTATGGTAAACCTGTAGGATTTGAGTGGTGGTTTCATGTCTTCAATGAAGATGAACGGATGATATCATTTCATTCTGATCATGATGAGATGATTAGAAGAGAGAATGAAGGTGAGATGAAGTATCCTTTCTGTTCTGTTGAGTTGTATTTGACAAATCATACAAGTCCTAGTATGATATTAGATACAATTAACGGTAAGTATGATAGGGAGTTACTTAAATTCCCACCTTCTGAGATGGTATTTTCATACCCAGAAGAGGGTACAATGCTTGCATATAACCCCAGATATATACATGGGGTTGGTCCTAACCAGAACAAAGGTAGGATGTCTTTATGGTATAATGTATGGCACTATCGACCTAAAGCATTAGGTAGGGTGGACATACAAACTAACATAAATGACTGCCGTTTCTACAAGGTAGAGGAAGAGTTTCCTGTTCAATGGTTAGGTGAAACTAATACATGTACCTCCGATTGCGCAGACAAAAGGTTTACTTTCAAGTATCCTAAGAACGCAAGGGAGGGTCAGTTCTGGAGCGTAATGCAATGATTGAAATCAAGGAAAAAGATCTTAAGGAAAAAGAAAATCACTATATAAAATTAGTGGAGGATGGTGAAGTCGTCTTAGTTGAGAAACCAGATGGCAATAAGTATATGATGGTACCTCAAAACCCCAATGATATGAAGTATCAATGGGATCATGACGACGGAGCTTAAATGTATTCAGTTTACGAAGAACACATAGAGATCCTTGAACAACAAAATAAGGATCTTGAAGAGCAACTTATTTTCTATAAACAACTTATTGAATATAAGTCTTTTGGTCCACCAATTCTCTCACAAGAAGAAGACTAAATAACTAAAAACGTGTGAGAAATGGATTGGTTACCTCATATTGTTGTTAAAGCAGAAGACGATGCGTCTGTAAAAACAGCAACTACTGCCTTAAGAACATTCGATACTGGGTTTCCAGATCACAAAGCAACAGTACATTGTATTGGTGCTAGAGCTCATACTATATGTAAGGATTGGTGTACTGCTGGTGGACATACTCTACTAGAGTATCAACCATCTATCAGACAATCTCAATTACATTATGCTATCGTAAAAGGTAGTAGACTTCCTGTTGTACTCATTAGAGGTACAGCAGTTTTTTATGA